CTTTTTTTTGGTAAGAAACTTTTTTTGGTAAGAAACTTTTTTTGGTAAGAAACTTTTTTTGGTAAGAAACTTTTTTTGGTAAGAAACTTTTTCAGGATATAAAAAATAAAAAAAAATTTTGAAGAGTTTAATAGAATGTGTCATTTGCGCGTATGGGATATGATGTGGGTCGGAGATTATTTGGAAACAAAAAAATCCTTGACTAGTAACTTTATTGTTGTATATTATACCAAAAAGCTTTAAAAGCTTTAAAACAATGGGTGCAACCATCAATGAATCAAAAAGACACTCAAATAATGACAGAAGAACAGTTAAATCAAATATTACAACATGAACTTATCACCCACGAAACCAAGAGATTGGAGGTAGCAATGGAGTTAATGTAATAAGAGAAGAACCTGGCTGGTGTTGGATGGAATGTATTGGCAAAAATAAAGCAGGACGTGAACTTGATGGCGTTGAACATACGGAGGTGCCTGAATGAATAACCAAATATTAAAGCCATGTCCGTTTTGTGGAGGTGAAGTAGAGCGAGAAGGTTTAACTTTACAAACAATTTATTGCGAATATTGTCAAATAGAAATGAACAGGAATGTACAAGATGGAGATATATCTGATGTTTGGAATAACAGGGAGGAATTAACGGGATGAATATTTTGGAACAGAAGGCATTGCAGGAAGCAAGTAATTTTTTAATAGAAGCAGAAAATACACTAGAGGCAATCAACTATAATTTAGACGCTAACCATGAAAAAGAAATACGAGAAAAATTGAATAACGCCATCGAAAACTTACAGGAGGGGCTGAACTGGGTTAATGCACTTTTGGGGGAATGAAAATATTTTTTTTGAGCAAGAATCAAAACACGTTGCCCGGAAAACAGAGTATAGCCCTACAATATAGGCTAAAACGAAAATATAAAATTTAACGATAAAATAAAAAAATGAGACTCAACCGACGTAAATATTTATTTTATGCAGGTCAGGGAAAAGCATGGTTGGAACTATTTTATATAGCCGCAGAAAGTTATGGCGTGGATTTAAATGAATATCCTACACGCCGATGGCAAGAGCCATTCAGAGACTTAACCCCTAAAGAATCAGAACTACATGCCAAAGTTTTTATGGAGTTTTTTAGATAATGACGACTAAAACACACAAAGGCAGGTTAGATGCTTTGGCGGTTGAGGTGGCTGAGGTATTAAAGTTAGATAGAGGAATCATGAGTTATCTGTTTTAAATGGGACACTTGTAATTATACAACGTGCAGGATATAAAAATTATTCGCTTGACAGGTTAAGGTCTATTATATTTTCCCCTACAGGCCGAAATTTGATGGAGCAAGAAGCAGAAAAAAGGGGCTATGAGAATTTTTATTATGAGAAAACGGTAAGTGAAGGGTGGTCTGTAACGATGAATAAGCCTAGTGACTTGACTGGTGAGCATAATATATCAAGCGAGCATAAAACGAAAGAAGTAGCCTGCGCTCTTACACTTTACGAGTTGGTGAATGGTCAGAAATTCGAATTGGAGGAGTAATTTATGATTATATTTATATGGGAGGAGATGGGGAAATGAATGAAATTGGTACAGATGACATCGACGATATTGAAATGAGTTTGGAAGAAATCACCGAGGTTTGCACAGAGATTGAATCAGGTTCACGTTATAGAGCCGTAGGAGATGTGCGAGTTTTTGATCCACATGGGAAACTAAAGAAAGTCATTCCAGTTAATAGGATGCTGGAGGGTTCCTGGAAAAGGTTCAATGATAGTGGAGGCATGGAAGCATCAATAAACAACAGTTATACCCGAGTACACAAAAAGAGGAAACATCAACCGAAGAAGTCCGTTCGGTGTGTATGTGAAGCCTGCGATAAAGATTTTATGAGTACGTCAACAAAGGCGAGGGTGTGTACAAAAGACGCGTGTGTCAAGCTGTCCAGGAGGGCTCAGAAACGTGGGATAACAATACGTGCTTTACGTAAGATTCTTGATGAGGTTCACACCTGCGAGGGCTGCGGGAAAAAATTCAAAACCAATAATCCCAGATTCACGAAATACTGCCAAAACCCCTGCAACTCCAAATATATTGAGAAAAAAATACGATCTATGAAGGTTACAAATATTTGTGTGACGTGTAAAGAGCCCTTTGAACTCGTCAATAGTCGCGCATCTCTGCGAAAATATTGCAACAACCCCTGTACGTATGAAGAAGCTATTAATAAAAAACTGAGGAAAAAAACAAAAAAGAATTGACAAATACAATAATAAACATTATATTGTATTTAACATAATTCTTACGGGAGAAATCAATGCAGAAAAAACTGATAAATGAGTTGAAGGAGATGTTGTCTTACAAGCGCGTGGGCGGGTCGAATACAGAGAAATCGTTTATCAATAGGTTCATTGCACCGCTTGGTGGGTATGAGGACAAATTTGGGAATCACATCGTCACAGTTGGGGACAGGCCAAATATTATGTTTTCTAGCCACACGGACACTGTGCATTCCACCGAAGGGTTTCAGGAGGTTGAGTTTCGCAAAACTCTAGCGGTCGTAAAAGGAGATTCGAACTGTCTGGGTGCAGACGATGGTGCGGGAGTGTTCCTCATGCGGCAGATGATACTGAATAAAGTACCTGGTCTGTACATCTTTCATAGGTTTGAGGAACACGGTGGTCTAGGTTCAAAATTTATATTGAACAACACTCCAGAGATTCTGAACGGGATTGATTTTGCGATTGCATTTGATCGCAGAGGAGAATCCGACATTATCACGCACCAATTCGGTGGACGATGCTGTTCAACGGAGTTCGCTGTTCAGTTGGGAGCGATGCTTGGCGAGCAATATAAACCATCCAGCTTCGGGAGTTTCACGGACACAGCCACGTACGTTGGGAAAATTAAGGAGTGTACGAATGTATCCATCGGGTACGACGGTGAACACAGCCCTCGCGAAAACCTCAATGTTCTCCATTTATTCAGCTTGCTGGACGCATTGATCAAAGCACCGTGGCATCAGCTACGAGCCCATGATTGGGTAGACGAGGTAGAGTCTCAGTGGGATGCGTTCGGGATGGATGATGTACTCGTTGCAGAGGAAGGCGATATTGTCAGTCTTGTTCAGAGTTTCCCAGAAGAGATTGCGGACATCTTGGAGTTGAGTGGGTACTCGTACTCAGACTTGAAGCAACAGATCGCAAACTACTACTCCGAGAATACTTATATATAGGAGATTATTATGAACAATGATGATGATGATAGTATGTCAGTCGCTAAATTTTGGCGAGGGATTTACCGTGATATCGCTTACGAAATTGTACAGCATAGCGTAAACCTGAAGGTGCTACCTAATGGGGTTTGGTGTTTCTACTTGTTCATCCCCTATGACTGTGCGCCCCTAGATGAGTGGGATAGACCTGGTTTTGATAGCGATGAATCCGTGTTATCTGATATAGAGTGGCATGTGGGGATGACTTTTTACCAGCAACGCACAATTAACGGTGTAAAACATTACAAAGTGGGTTGCGATTACGCTCATGCTTGTGATGACGGTATCAAATACAACGAGTTTGCGTTACAAAAAGAAGCAAAAAAAGCAATAGATTCATTTTTTAACGGAATAGCTATTGACAATCCAAAATAATAACTTTATACTCTTTTATACGACAAATGAGCGACATAATACATCAAGAATTTAAAGAAGCCAGTGAAGTCTTGCAAGATTTCATAAAAAACTGCTTAGAAGTTGAAGAGTTTGAATTGGAATACGCTCTCACGAAGTTTGATGAACTTCTGGGAAAACTAACACAGCGATCCAATGACCTGTGGGACGAGCTTGCGATGATGAAGAATAAGGGCGAACATCTTCCTACAGTTAAAGAGGAAATACACGTACTCGAACAAATGATGGAAATAACTGGAGAGCGATATCAATGAAAAAAGTAATTCTGAAATTTACAGAGGAAGTATTGTGTTGCGGGGAAGTTGATATGGACGACTCCGATTTTGATGAATATCAAAATACCATTTCATTGAAAGTTGGTACGGATATCCCAAAGGCCGAACGTGACCGCATCTTCCTTGCAATCATCAACAAGTACATGATGCTTCTCGAAGAGAAGAGTGAGTTTTCTATTGATACTGACTCTATGAGCATTACTTTGATATGATACGACCAAAACCTTACGAGCACCAATCTGAGTTACTCGAAGAACACGGCAAAAAAGAGTTCTACGGGTTGCTGTGGGAACAGGGTACAGGTAAGACACGCGGGATGATCGACGTGTGTGTGAGTCGATATCTTTCTGGCGACATCAACAGTCTGCTTGTAGTCGCTCCAAATGGTGTCCATCTGAACTGGATAAACGACGAACTTCCTACCCACATGCCTTCAGATGTTAAATGGCATGGGTACATATGGAAAACGAACAAATTTAAAACAAAGAAGGGTAAGAAGGAATTTGAACGTTTACTGGAGACTCCTGAGTTGTCAATCGTTGCTATCAGTTACGATTCGTTCATAACGAAACACGGTATGGTAGCCATGAAAACTTTCTTGCAGAAACGAAAGGTCATGATGGTGTGTGACGAAAGCCATAGGATTAAGAATCCGAAAGCGCAACGCACCAAAACGATAATCAAAGCAGGACCGTACGCACTCTACCGCATGATCGCCAGTGGTACACCAGTTGGGAACTCACCTTTTGATATTTATTGTCAGTTTGAGTTCTTAAAACCCGGTTTGTTGGGTCACAGATCGTACGCGACTTTTTGTAAGGAATTTGGAATTTTTGAAAGAATTGGATTGGGTCCGTATATCCCAATAACAACAAAAGTTGCTAGGATGGGGGGAGGGTATACAATCCATGACAAATTCATTTACCGCTTAAATTCAGCCTGCACGATGGATGGCAGACCATTGGAAATTGGCCGTGTTAATATTGGGAATTATAACAAAAAAGCAGAGTTTGTTCTCAATGGTGACAGTCCATCTGTGATACAGCTTATGTATACAAAGGTAATCAAGCCACCTTTCGAGAAGGTTAAGTCATATCGTAACTTGGACAGGTTGAATAAATTGATAGCCCCATATAGCAGTCGAATTTTGAAAGAGGATGTACTGGATTTGCCTCCTAAGATATACAAAAAGGTATACATGGAGATGTCTCCAGAACAAACAAGGCTTTACAAGTCGATGCGTGAGGACTGTATTGCAGAGTTACAAGGTGAAGTTACGACAGCGACTATCGCTCTTGTAAAAGTTCTGCGGATGCAACAGATAGTTTGTGGGTATTTACCCAGTGAGTCGGAGGATAAATACGTACCAATCGAAGAAGGCATAACCAACAGGATCAAAACTACCTTGGAGGTCGTTCAGGACAACCCAGGTAAGACGATTATATGGGCAAGGTTTACCCATGACATCGAAGTACTTTTGGAAGAATTGAAGAACCTGGGTATCGAAGCCGTACGATACGACGGTAAGACAAGCGATGCCCAACGAACCTACGCAAAGGTTGCATTCCAAGCACAGGAACCAGGTGTCTATACGGTGGGTTCTGGAGCAACTGAAAAACAGGTGGAAGTGAAAACACCAGCACGAGTGTTCATTGGGAATCAGTCAGCCGGTGGTGAAGGCCTCACATTACACGCCGCTTCGCTGATGATTTTTCATTCAAACGATACGAAAGCAATAGCGAGGTATCAGGCAGAGGATAGAGCACATCGTGCAGGTTTGAAGCATAGTGTTACCTATGTGGATATTGTTTGCCCAAATACAGTGGATGATAAATTCTTCATGCCATTACTGAGGGATAAAAGAGAACTGGCTTCCCAAATTACGGGAGATACACTGGAGGAGTGGATATGATAATTGTTTCGGCAATATTAATAAGTTTGACAGCAGTGTGGTGTTTATGTTTTGGACTGTGTAAATATAATAACAATAGATGCTCATCACAATTCCACACGAGTAAAGCAGATTTAGATGAATTGAAAGCACTCGGTAGTGCTTTGCTTATTATAGAAATTTTTTGGATTATATTTCTGATTGTCTATCACAGTCTCATTTGGTTACTTAATTTTATAGGAGTTTAAGATGCAAATTTTACGAATTAAAGATTTGATGAAGAAGTTGAGTGTTTCGCGTAGCTTGCTAGTGAAAATGCGCAAAGATCCAACATTCCCTAAGCCAGTACAGCTCGGTGAAAAAGCAGTTGGTTGGGATGAAGAAAAGATTGACGAATGGTTGTCCAACAGGGAAGGGCAGTCTCGTGGGTAAGGCCCGCAGGTGGTGGAACAAGTGGAGAGAAACGGTTCTGTTTGTATTGTCGCTGGCCCTGTTATTTTGGGCATTATACGAATGCACTAAAGGAAATCATAGAATTAGTGAAATGAAGCACAATTCCCAATTGACATTTCTGGTCCGCGACGTACCCATCCAACTCGAACACTGTTCATGCGATAGTGCTACGTACTGTCTGTCCGACGAAGATGTTATGAAAGTACACATGTTTAACTCTTTATTTAAAAACTGATATGGAAACAATAGATAGAATTGCAAATTTGATCGAGGAGCAACAGCATTTACAAGGTGTTGTGGAAGCGTGTGAGGCAAATTTAAAAACCGCCAAGGAAAAGTTGCGGGAGATGGAAGAATTGACTCTACCTCAAGCGTTGGAAGATGCAGGATTGGATACGGGTAAGACAAAGGACGGTTTCGAGTTCTCTGTGAAAGAAAATGTTTTTGCATCCATCAAAGAGGATAGAAAATCCAAGGCACACGATTGGCTGGTCGAACATGATGCAGGAAGTTTGATTAAAAATACGATCACCATCACGTTTGGGAAAAATGAAATGCAGGAGTGTTTGGCGTTCATTCAAGAACTGGACGAACGAGATAACCCAGTTGATTTCACACGAAAGGAGGCGGTTCATGCCAGTACGCTTAAGAGTTACATAAGAGAGCAGTTGGAAGCAGGAAGATTGACATCAGATGAGATGGAACTGTTTGGTGTCTCGGTAGTCAAGCAAGCAAAGGTTAAAAAACCAAAGAACAAATTTTAAATTTTTTAAAAGGATTTTGACAAATGACCAAAGTTACAAAGAAAGAAACGACAGCAGTTACGGAAGCAATTGATTACGGTCAGTACGCTGGTACAGGTGATACACCTGCGGCAGGTATGGAGCACATGACACCCGATGACATGATTGTTTCCTTCGTGACCATATTGCAGGACTTGAGTCCTCAAGTAAAACCCACCCACAAGGGTGGTGTTGAGGGTGCAGAAGTAGGGATGATTTGCAACACTGCGACGCAAGAGATTGCCAGTGGCAGTGATGGTGTGGCGTTTATCCCATGTTGGAAGGAGCATACCTTCGCAGAGTGGGTTCCACGCAACAAAGGTGGAGATTTCGTGGGACTCCATGAGCCGTTGAGTGAAGTTGTCCGCATCGCTAAAGAAGAATCCAAAGAGTTCGGTAAGTTGTACGTGGGATCAAATGAACTGCATGAAACTTTTAATATTTATGGTTTGTGCAAATTCGGTGAAGGAGCGTACTCTCCTGCGGTGTTGCGATTCAAAAGCATGAGCATAAAGAAATACCGCATGTGGATGACAATGGCAAACAATGTGAGCATTAATTTGCCTGATGGGTCTGTCGTTAAACCACCGTTGTTCGCCCAGGTGTATCGTTTGACTTCCATTGAACAGACGAAGGGTAACGATGATTTTTATAACTGGAACATTGCGTTCGATGGTGGCGATGCAACTTCAAGCAGATTGAAGCCGTCATCTACTGAGTTCAAATTGGCCGCTCAGTTTTATGAGGCAATGAAGCAGGGGAACGTCAAAGTATCTGATGATAACATATCAGCAGAGATCATTGATGATGCCGATGAAGCAGTACCTTTCTAACCATTATTTTGCCCCCTTTAACAAGGGGGCATTTCCTATGACAACAAAATATAAAAATATAAAAAAAGATGACTCACCATTTCCTAGTTATCGCATCACGCTCAAAAAAGATGGGAGATACGTGAATCGGACAGGGTTTGTGAAACTTAAAGATGCACGTCAAGCATTGGCAGATTATTTGGGGATTGATATAGATGACTTACCTCTTAATGAACGATGTTCTATGTCTTATGAGCAAGCTGAGAGGTATCTTTCAAAGCCTACGCCGGAATTACGCAGATCAAAGAAATGTAAGCCCAGAATTTTGAAGGTGGTTCGCAAATGAATACTTATATCCGTGGCAGGCGCAGGAGCGGGAGATGGAGCGGGAGATGGAGCGAGAGCGGGAGCGGGAGCTGGATCGTATAATTTTATCTAAACTTAAATGAAAGGACTTGAAAATGAAAGTATTAGTTGAAGAGAAAGAGAACGAAGGGTTGGAAAGTTTGATGGGACAGCGTGTGACACTTTTGTGCGCTAACTACTTTTACACAGGAAAACTTGTAGGAGTTAATACCGATTGTGTAAAACTGGTAGACGGCGGTATCATTTACGAAACGGGTCCATGGGATTCAATAAATTGGAAAGATTATCAAGCTATTGAAGGGGACATCTATGTTCGAATACCTTTCATAGAATCCTTTGGAGTTCGCAAATGAATACTCATATCTTTTGTGGTAGAAGGAGCGGGAGCTGGAGCGGGAGCGGGAGCAGGAGCGGGAGCAGGAGCGGGAGCGAGAGCGAGAGCTGGAGCGAGAGCAAGAGCAGGAGTAGGAGCGGGAGCTGGAGCAGGAGCTGGAGCAGGAGCTGGAGCGGGAGCAGGAGCTGGAGCAGGAGCTGGAGCAGGAGCAGGAGCTGGAGCGTATAATTTTATCTAATGAAGGGGACATCTATGTTCGAATACCTTTCATAGAATCCTTTGGAGTTCGCAAATGAATACTCATATCCTTGGCAGGCGCAAGAGTGGGAGCAGGCGCAGGAGCTGGAGTGAATAATTTTTTATAAACTTTAATAAATATAATTTAAAGTACCATGAACAGACTGGCAAAATTTTTACAAGTACGTAAGGATGTTTGGGTCGATATCAATACCGTATTTAAATTCACAATAAAATGTTCTGAACAAAATGAATCCTTTTTTGTTTTATTTTATATTCTACGACCCGATAACTCTATTGGATATGAAAGTTCAAAAGAAATGGGATCACTTGCCGAAGCTCGTTACCTTGTACTGCAACTGATGGGTTTTGATGAGGAGACTATCGCCAAAATAAAAGAGGATCATGAAAAACTATAAAGTTACTGTAGGAAAATACGACAGGGAGTTCCCAACCTGTTATTCAACTTACTGGGAGACAAGTGGCCCACTAGAATGGTCTGATGCACTGCGCGTTTTCAACGAAATAGTTTTGGATCTTCCAGATGGCGAAGGAGAGAGATGGTTTAATGAGAATGGTGACTTTGAGGCATATGAATGGTTTAGTAAACGAACAATAAAATTACCAATAAAAGTCACACTCGACTTTTACTCTGTTGAAAAAAGAATTTATGATTATTCAGCAATGCACACTTACGAAAAATTTTCTGGTAATAAAGTCCTGGGCCGTATTAAAGAATCAGTAGTTGAAACACAAAAACATTTAGTATTATTTGATAAAGGAGTAATTTGAGTGTGGCTACATACCCCAAAAACATTTTGTCCCTCTTCTCAGGAATTGGAGGACTTGATCTCGGAGTCAAGCTCGCTAACCCAAACGCTCGAACTGTCTGTTACGTTGAGCGGGAAACATACTGTGCGTCCGTTCTTGTGGAACGCATGGAAGAAAAGACCTTGGATTCGGCTCCTGTATGGGACGATATTACGACCTTCGATGGCAAGCCATGGCGTGGAGTCGTGGATACAATCATTGGCGGGTTCCCGTGTCAAGACCTATCCGTCGCAGGACAACAAAAGGGTCTTCACAAAGGAACAAGATCCGGGCTTTTTTACGAGTATGTTAGAGTCGTTCGCGAAGTACGTCCCCGATACGTCTTCGTGGAAAATGTTAGAGGGTTACTCAAGCAACAAGCGATGGAAACAGTCATCAAAGAGTTGGCCAACTTGGGGTTCAATGCGGAATGGGGTTTGTTCTCTAGCAAAGGAGTGGGAGCCAGCCATAAACGTGAGCGAGTGTTTATACTGGCGAAGTCCGCAGGCACAAGAGCCTGGAGTTAATCCTAATAGGCTGACAGGGGAATTTGGCCATAGGATGTATGATAAGGAAACAGGCAGATTAGCCCAGGTTGGTCTCACACAACAAGCGGTAGCATGGCGAACGCCATCAGCAAGTGATCCTGTGGGCGGTGTAAAGGATTTGAATGATCCGAAGTATGCCAATGCAGATGCACCAAAGATAAAACTTAGTGATCAGGTGGTAGCATGGCGCACGCCAATAGCTGGTGATGGTACGCACAACCATTGTTTAACACCGGCAGTTCTTGCGAACAAAACAACACTTACCTTATCAAACCAAGTGAATATAACAAACTGGCCCACTCCAGTAACACAAGATTTAAAAAAAAGAGGTCCAAATAGCAAGCAACAAGGCTTAGCAGAAGAAGCATCAATTTGGCCTACTCCTACAACACGAGATTATAAAGGTGCTGTAACTGGAAAATCAATAGACCGAAAAGACGGTAAATCAAGAAAGGATCAATTATGCACTATAGCCGTCCACAACGACCTCCAAGTCCCGAACAAACAGACCAATGGGAAGAAATCCTCGAACACGAACCACGACTCGCCCCTGCTCAAGAAAAGGTTGAACCCGACCTTTGTCGAGTGGCTGATGGGACTGCCAATTGGCTGGAGCTTGCCAATACCTACAGAAGTGAAAGATTACAAGCATTGGGAAACGGAGTCGATCCAATGGTTGCGGCGGTTGCTTGGTCAGTATTAATGGACAGATTTAATGAATAAATTATGGCAGGAGTCTCAAGCGGGGAGTACCCGCATTATTTACGTAACTAACACAGGAGCAAAATAATGGGAATCGTAGCATCTTTACAAAAAGAACTCAGAATGGCAAAGAAATCAAATCTTCCTCCTGAAATGGAAAATCATATCATGGAGATTGCCGCTTTAAAAGAACGCATCCAAGAACTGGAAACAGAACTGGACGAAGCTCGAAAGACTGCTCGCAAGGATGAGCTGGCACGTAAAAAGGCCAACAAGAAAGCAACACAAACTTCTCAGGAGGATAACAGATAATGCACGTAATGATCGACTTGGAGACATTGGGAACACGGCCAGGGTCAGTGATATTGAGTATAGGAGCATGTGCTTTTGAATCCCACGGGTTTGAGTATGAGATACCAGACGAGCACACGTTCTACCAAAATATTTCAGTGGAATCCTCAAAAGCGGTGGGACTCACTGTGGATCAGGCGACTATTGATTGGTGGAAAAAGCAATCAGAGGTTGCTAAAGATGCTCTCCGAGTCGATCAAATACCTGTAAGAGATGCTCTTGCAAAATTTACACTCTGGTTTCGCAAAGTGCGTGGCAAGCACTTATGGTCCCACGGTGCTACCTTTGACATACCTCTTATAGAAGCGGCTTGTAGGGCAGTAGAACCTCAAATCCTACCGCCTTGGAAGTTCTGGGACGCTCGTGACACGCGAACAATTTATGATCTTGCTGGTATCGAACCAGATAGATCATCAGGGACTCATCATAACGCTCTGGACGATTCTATCAACCAAGCACGAGCTGTCCAGCAGGCGTACAATATTTTGAAAGGGAATAATTAATGAAAATTGTAGCTTTCACTGGGAAAATGTTCTCGGGCAAAACAACCGCCGCTCAATTCCTCGTTGAAAATTGTGGTTATACTCGCATACCTTTTTGTGAAACGTTGAAGCAAATGTGTGCCGCTATGGGTCTGTCCGACGAGCAATTATATGGCTCGGAGAAGAACACACCTTCCACAGTATTCTGCGGAAAAACACCCAGGTATATCATGCAGACGCTCGGCACAGATTGGGCAAGGAAGATGATAGGAGAGGATATTTGGGTGAACCTGTGGGAAATCAACGTACTCAAACAAATGCAAAAATTTGAATCTAAAATTGTAATTGACGATCTACGTTTCCCGAACGAAGCTAAGATGGTGAACAGGCTCGGTGGCAAAGTTTTAAAGATTGTGAGGCCTCTTACAAATGATGAAGCTGTATCGAAACATCCTAGCGAAGTGTTGATGGACGGTATATTGTGCGAAGAACTCCACAACGATTCGACGATGGAGGCGTTTGAAACACAACTAAAGGAGCGTTTTGGATGAAGCCCAAAAAGAAGGATAAAATAAAGGAAATGATGCTCAGAGTAGAGGGCGTAACTGGAGTACAACTCACTAAGTTCTGTGGGTATGATAAAGGTTGGGCATCAGTTGGGTATATGCTGGCAAAGGAACATAATCTTGCATTTAAGACTAAGAAAGAAGGAAGAATAGTCCGTTATTTTTTGAGGATAAAACAATGAGCTTAGAACTTATTGGCGATGAACTTTATTTTGAAGACCATGTTGTAGCAACACTGGACCCAGAAATGTTTGAAACGGTGCGCGGTAGATTGGAAGAGCAAATCGAGTTGTTCAACGAGTGGGAAAGAGAGACACAGAAAGAGAGACAGTAATATGTTCGAATTTTTAAAAGGTGGATACAAAGAAAGTAATCTTGGATCTTCAGATTACGTGCGTTTGAGCGATGGAAAGGCATCCGTCTACAATAGTTACTTCGCTCTGGAACAACCTTTAACCAGCGCATTTCATCCTGATATTTCGTGCTGTGTATTGGGAAGTCGTTTCTTTGCTGTAACGTCTTGCTCGGATGAGAATATGAAGGTCAAGCAGAAGGATGGTAAATTATTAATCCAAACATCCTCAGGAAAAGTATCGCTGGCCACTGTGCCCGTCGAGTCTGTGCCTAAAATCGAATGGTTCGAGGAACACGGTGCAAAAGATACTATGTTGGAAATTAAATTCGATGACCTCCTGCATTTTTGTTCGAAAAATTTTCCTAATGAAATACTTCGGTCTGTCTATGTTAAAGATGGTTATGCTTACACCACAGATAATGTCACTCTCACACGGACCGAGAGCGAGTTACCAGACTGCCTACTGCCTTATGACGTTTGCAAGTTTTTTAAGAACGGAATGCTTGCGAAAGTTGGGCTAAAAAACGGAGCAACACGCTTCGATTTTGAAGATGGTAGTCGAATGCAGAGCGGTCAATTTGCTGGCAAATACCCCGATATCCCATCAATTTTAGAACCGATGATTCGTGAAGCGCACAACATTGAACCCTTCATGTTCCAAGGCAACTATGCAGATCAAATGAAGCGTTTGGGAGCAGTGATTGATAATAAGTTGTTACCCATTCAGCTTGTTGATGACACGTTGGTTACGTGTAGCGAGAAGGGCACTGCTGTTGAAACGTTCGATGCTCAGTGGCCAGATGTCCGTGTGGGATTCGAGCAAATGAATAGAGCATTGAGCAGGGGGTTAATATACCTTCGCATTTTGAGCGATGGGAAGTGCCTGTTCACGAACGCTTCAGAAATTGACGAAGCTTCCATTGTCCACGTCATCTCAAATCGTGTCTGATATGAGTGGCTTCTTCCCAAATGTTGAAACCACCCATGTGGTCGCTACTCCTCCCGTCCTGCCACCCTCAGATTGGGTTGCACCCAAACTATCTGATCTACCAGAGTTCTCACGGGCAAGTCGTATAGCGATCGACTGCGAAACATACGATCCTGATTTGAAGACACTTGGCCCAGGTGTCCGCAGGACGGGCTACGTCGTCGGTATTTCGATTGGTATCGACGATGGCCCACGTTGGTATTTGCCCCTACGTCATGAAGGTGGCAATAATATGGACAACCCAGATCAGGTGGTTAATTGGGTACGTGATCAATTCATGCGGTTCAAGGGTGATGTGGTAGGCACGAATTTGATGTACGATTTGGATTATCTTGCGGAAATTGGATGTCAGTTCAATCATTCAGATGTGAGGTATATGGATGTCAGTATTGCGGAGCCATTATTGAATGAACATAAATTCCGATATTCACTAGACAGCATTTCCAAAGAACATCTCGGTGAACCCAAAGTTGAAGAACTTATGATTCAGGCTGCACACGCCATGAAGATCAAAGATGTCAAGGCGAATATATGGCGACTACCTGCTCGATTTGTTGGACCATATGCCACAGCAGATGTTGATTTGCCACTTCGTATCCTCCCGATACAATTGCAAAAACTGGAAGATGAGGAGCTTATGCGAGTGTGGGATTTGGAATGTCGGTTGATTCCCGTTCTGTTCGAGATGCGTAGACGGGGAGTACGTGTTGATCTCAAAAAAGCAGAGCAAGTACTGATAAAATTACAGAACCTGGAAAACGAACAGCTACACCGCGCCAAGCTTGCTTGCGGAAAGGAAATCCAGTTGTATGTTTCAGCACAATTGGGACCGTTGATCGAGGCTCGCGGTTATACACTTCCGAGAACTGAGAAAAAGCAAGAGTATCAGATTAAAAGCGAATGGTTAAAAAGTCATGCGGGTGAAGATCCATTGATTGAGTCTATTTATTTAGCTCGAAAGTTTTACAAAGCACGTACAACATTTATTGAAGGTCATATATTCAAACAGCATATTGGCGGGCGTGTCCATGCTCAATATCATCAAGTTAAAGGCGATAGTGATAAAGGGAACGATAGGAAACGAGGTACTCCCGGTAGACTAAGCAGTAGTGATCCCAACTTGCAGAATATACCCAGTCGCGATCCGATGCTCGGGCCGTTGATACGAAGCATTTTTTTGCCAGAGGAAAGGGAAGTTTACGAACGACACGATTGGAGTCAAATTGAGTACAGGTTCTTAGCCCACTATGCTCGGGGACGTGGGGCATCTGAAATGCGCGAGGCGTACAATAATGATCCCAACACTGACTTCCACAAAAAGTGCGCAGTTATGGCAGGTATTGATCCCGAGGACTCTTACAAGAGAAAGCAGGTAAAGAACGTAAATTTTGGGGCGGTGTACGGGAGTGGGAAGAAGACAACTGCCGAAACTATGGGCGTGAGTATTGAGGAAGCGGAAGCGTTCTTGAATTTATATCATTCTAAATTGCCTTTCGTTAAAAAAACATTTAAAGCAGTATCCGCAAAAGCTGATGAGACAGGATTCATCCACACAATAATGGGTAGAAGAAGTAGGTTTCCATTGTGGGAACCAGCAGACTGGGATCAATACGGTGATCCACTACCATATAAGCAGGCATTGAAGCAATATGGAAAAATAAAACGTGCAAAGACTTACAAAGCTACCAACAGTTTGTTCCAAAACAACGCCGCAGACCTTATGAAATTAGCCATGGTCAAACAGTATGAGGATGGTGTTCACGATGTATTAGGTGCGCCACTTCTCACAGTGCATGACGAACTTGGTCAAAGTCGCCCACAAACTCCAGAAGGTGAAAAAGCCATACAGCACATTAAGCACGTAATGGAAACGTGCATGGAATTGCGAGTTCCCATCATTGCGGAAAGGGAGTCTGGAAAAAATTGGGGGGAGTGCAAATAATATTTGTAAACAGTTTAGTTTTAGTATATAGTAAGTAAAACTTACGGAGATGTTATGGTACTTTCAGATTTTAAAATAAAAAATATGGTGGAAAATGCTCAACCTTTAATCACTCCGTTCATTGCCCAAAAAGAGTCTTTTGGTGGTGTGTCAAGAGGACTGAGTTCAGCAGGGTACGACGTGACGTTGGGTACTGAATTTGTACGATTCTTAGAGAATGTTAGACATGAACCGGTGTTTCCAAATTCGTCTTTTGATCCCTCTCAGTTTAAGCGTATAACGAGAGAGATTGGATTTGTCCCAATATTTAAGAACGAATTACTCTTGTGCCACACCGTTGAAGTGATATCAATACCCGTTGACGTTGTAGGCGTGGTACACGATAAGAGTACGTTTGCACGATTGGGATTAGCAGTTCAGAACACAGTACTGGAACCTGGGTGGTCTGGTCAAGTTACACTGGAATTGACTAATCATGGTCCTTCAACAATTATGTTGCCCGTTCACGGTGGTATTGCACAAGTAGTGTTTCACACTCTAACAGAACCATCAAGTTCACCTTACGATGGAAAATATAACGAGCAACGTGGTGTGGTTTTGCCAAGAAAAAGCGAGGAATGAAATGAAAAAATGGGAATATTTAACGATTGAGAATGCGTACGCTATCAGTCCGAAAATGTTAAACGAGCAAGGCGAACAAGGTTGGGAACTTGTAACAATAGCTCAATTTAGCCACACTTGTGTAGCGTTTTTTAAACGTGAGAAGAGCGAAATAATAACACCTAATTGAGTGATATGCACATGACCAAATTCGGTATATTTACAACACACACATGTGAGTACTGTGACGAAATTAATCAAACTTTTTTATTCCACCGTAAAGGAAATAAAGCTACTATTTTGGAATTTGATAATTTAGATTCTGCTTACGATTGTTTAAACAAAGAATTTACTGCACAACAACGCCTAGATGGGTGTCTTCAAATCAAACAACTTCCAAGAAAACTTTGGGGAGTTACGAGGACTGTAAAATAATATGCCAATACTCGAATCAGATTTCTGGAGGAATATGCGCTTGGGACAACCCAAGTGGGTGAAGAAGCAGGGAAAGCTTGTACGCATCGAATCCGCAACACAAAGTGGTATTCCTGATGTGCATTACACTGTCAGTGGGCATTCCGGTTGGATTGAATTAAAAGTTATTGGTTCGTTGCCACGTGTGGCCAGTGGCATTGTTAAAGTCGCTCACTTTAAACCTGTCCAACGAGAATGGATCAAAAGTGAAATGAAGTGTGGTGGCATGGCGTTTGTATTCTTACTTGCTGACACGAAGAAGGGACGAAAATATTTCCTCTTCGACGGGCTGTCTGCCGCTATGGAACTTGGTCGAACACTCAGCTATGAAAATGCAATTAGAAGTGCTGTTTTCTTCAGTGAAGATACAGTGCAATGGGATACTTTTTGGGAAAGAATAATTTCATGCAAGCGATCTTATTAGATGAAATAACAGAGGGAGAGAAATTCCATCTCTCTCGTAGACGAAAGGGGTTGACGCAAGCGCAATCTTCCAAATTGCTGGCATTCCCTGTGGTGTCAATACGAGACATGGAGATGGGCAATCTTCCTGTCCCGAAGTCGCTAGAAGTTGATCTTAACGCAACTGATTCTGAATTATGTTATATTGCACGACGTAGGTCTGGTTTGACACAGCGCCAACTCGCAACACGATTGGGAAAGAGTCATGTCGCTATAATAAAAATGGAATCTGGTGAGTGGAATTGTGAACTCATTTTGGAATACTTTAAGAATATGTCTTGATGAACACAAGGGGCTCCTTTCACTGTGACCACTGCAACTTGGCACGTTAAAGTATCACCTGTATCCCACTGGATATAGAGTCGCCGCCCCGCACTCATTGTTACAGCGTCTCGTAAGGTGATTCATGTTGCATCTGACTGTGCCCTCGCCACTAGGTTAGGGGCAACTGACCTGGTGGCGCAGTCAGTTTATTGAACTAATTAATCATGGGGGCATCTCCCAAGTGTCCGCAGTGGCATGGACATCGACGGTATACCTGTACACGTTATGTGTTTTAGTTCCTGCCCCCTTAAAGTTGATGGGGAACCCAAGGTATATCAAGCCACATGATCACAGCCCCTACAGAATGGGGGCTGCGATCTTAAAAATTAATTTGTGGAGACAGAACGTATGCTACTGAACTTCTTAAAAAAGTTTGGTGATAAATATCACATTCAATTATCGGCAATAGACCCGAACGGTGTCTCAGCCATCCAAACCCAAACATTCCTTCCCGACGAGTACGCAACGACCTGTCTTGCGTTTGTTGAGAAATGGAATGGCACACGCAATCTATATTTCACAGTAAATCCACTCAAAGCACCTCTCAACAAGAAACCAACTCTCGCAGATATTGGACAGCTTCGATGGTTACACGTTGACATCGACCCAGAAGATGGAGCTAATTGGGAAAAGAGCAGGGAGGATATTCTTTCCCGTTTGAAAAGTTATTCACCTGCTCCAACAATGATTATTGACAGTGGGAACGGATACCAAGGCTTCTGGCAATTGGAGAAGCCGATCTTAGTGAACAATGTTTCACACGGTCAGGATCTAGCAGGATACAATATTGCGTTGCGTGATGATCTTCAAGGGGACAACGTACAAGACATAAGTCGCATCATGCGACTCCCATACACTACCAACGTCCCTAATGTTAAAAAAATAGCCAAGGGACGAACAAGCAGGCCTACAGAATTAATCTACTATCATGAGCAGATTCAGTACCCGTTAAACAAATTCAGACTTGTAAAAGATTCCAGTAAAGCAGTTCTTCCGAATAAATCGGACATCAACTTTGCCAATCTGCCTGATGTCAACCTTTCAGAATTTGAAATAAATGAGGAGGTGAAAGAGGCCATCCTGACTGGTAATCGAGCAAAAGATCCCAGTAGGAGTGAAACCGTGATGTTCGTGGGATGTGCGTTGGCAAAAGCTGGTGCTGAAAGAGAACAAGTAGCCTCTATCTTATTAAATTCAAATTATGGAATCAGCGACTCAATATTGAGTTCCCCGTCACCCAACTCTTACTGCTTGCGTCAAGTAGACAGATGTTTTGATCTGTCTGTAAATGCGGAACTGGCAGAGTTGAATCAAAAATATTCATTCGTAATGGACGGGGGTAAGGTACGCATTTTTAAGTCATCATACAGCGATATTCTGCGTCGTGAATCATTGGAACGAATTGCAGTGTCAGATTTTAAGTATATGTACAACAATAGGCAAGTGAGCGTTGGGAAGAAAAAGGACGGTTCACATCAAAAAATGCCTTTGGGTTCGTGGTGGTTACAGCACCCGGCTCGAAAAACTTACAAACAGATTATTTTTGATCCAACATCGGAAACCCACAACGGCTGTTATAATCTGTGGAAGGGTTTTAACGTTGAGCAACATGAAAAAGAAAACGGTTGGGACTTGATGCAACAACATATTCTGAATAACATTTGCTCGGGCGTTACTGAATACTACGAATACTTGATAAATTGGATGGCACTTTGTGTTCAACAGCCTGGAAAGCCCGGCCAGGTGGCCATCGTAATGCGCGGCGAGCAAGGAACTGGAAAAGGAATATTAGCACGTAGTTTTGGGCATATATGGGGACAACACTTCCTGCACATATCCCACACACGCCATTTGACCGGTAACTTCAACGCGCATCTCCGTGACTGTATTTTCCTATTTGCTGACGAAGCATTCTGGGCAGGAGACAAACAGGGGGAAGGAGCACTCAAACAATTAGTGACTGAACCTATTTTGACAATCGAGGCCAAGGGTATTGACCCAGTAGCCGCTCCAAACTTTATTCATCTGATGATGGCCAGTAACCATGAATGGGTCATACCAGCCGGACGGATGGAAAGAAGGTTCTTCGTTTTGGACGTATCATCGAAAAAAATACAACAACGAGACTACTTCAAAAGAATATCAGATCAAATGGAGTCTGGAGGGTACGAAGCTATGCTACATGATCTCATGTGCAAAGATTTGACCTCCTTCGATGTGACCCGAGTCCCTCAAACTAAAGCATTAGCCGAACAAAAAGAGATAAGCATGGAACCCCATGAACAATGGCTGTTCCAGTGTTTGCAAAGTGGGCAAACTTTACCAGAACATGGGGGCTGGCATGATGAAGTTGAGCTGGACAGGCTGTACGAAGAGTACCTTGTTATGTGCGAGAATATTGGTGTCAAACGACGCAAGAACAAGATACATTTTGGGAAATTTATGAAAAAAATATTCCCACGAATGACAAAGGTGCAGAAGATTATTAAAAAACGAATGCGACGAGAGGGCAACATAATTGAGTGCAAAGCTACAATGTATTGCTTACCAAATTTAGAAAGTGCTCGCAAATATTTCGAAGTTTATACAGGCGCACAGCATACGTGGGACAATGCTGATCAAGTGCAAGGGTTTGTTGGAAGTTATAACAATTATAATGGAGCCGGACACAATGACTAAAGCTGAAATAGTAAAGCGTATTTCAAAAGAAGCTTATCTACCTTATTTTGAAGCAGAAGAAGCTTATGAAAGTGTTATTGACACGATAAAAAGGCATCTCACAGAATCAGATGACCCAATCACCCTTAGAGGGCTGGGTACTTTTTTCACCCGACAACGCAAATCTCGTGAAGGCAGGAATCCTAAAACTGGTGTCCCTGCTGAAATAACCAAAAAACGTATGGTAAAATTCAAGCCAAGCAATGCCATTATATCCAGTTAAAATAAGTCGCCCTAATAGTCCTGATCATTTCCTTTCATCAGAGAAAATAACACAGTCACATTGGGATAGGTTCGAAGAAAAGGAAACCGAGAGAGTACCAAGCGTTCACGATATCTACGAACTGTCTACGTGTTGTTCTGTTTGCAGTCGCAAAAGGCACAGTTTTAGATGGTTCAATGGCCACTTGTGTTCCCGTAAATGCCGACTCGAATTTTATATTTCAATTGGACACGAAGATTTCGTCCATGACTCTGGTGAATGGCTTGATGAGATACTAACGGACACAGCATTTAGAAAGGAAACATCAGAATATGACAACGAGGATTTGCGAACTACACAGATTCAGTGCAACAGAACAGGGTACTTATGGCGTTTTGCTCGATCATAAAAAGCAACCTATTTGTTGTACTGTTGAAAGACCTTGGATGAGTAATTTACCCAACATATCGTGTATTCCATCGGGTATTTATTCGACACATACACGTTTGCGCGGTAGTACAAACCAATTGGTCTATGAATTGGATGATGTTCCTGGCAGAACTTATATTCAAATCCACGTAGCGAACAAGCCATCCCAATTGAAAGGGTGCATCGCTCCCGTGACAAGTTTTGGTGAACTGGATGGTGAACTCGGTGGGTTCAAATCGGCATACGCCTTTAGAAAGTTCATGGAGCATTTAGAATGTGGCGAAGTTAATTTAATACTTAATGTAACGGGTATCCCAATGAAAGGAGAACACTGATGCGAGCGACGTTCCTGACAACCGGAACCAATGATCTGGAAAAAATTACAGGAGCATGGGATTGCTTTAACGATATTCCGTCGCAACGTGTCACTTTTGATCACAATGCACCAGCCATCGACGGCAGTATCCTCATCAACAGGGTGCTTGCCACTGAACCTGATGTGGTGTTCTACATTGGGTCGTGCCATGGCAGAGGAAACCCTTCTGATCGAACTTTAAAAGAACTTAGATTATCTGGAGACTTTGATCTTATTCATATATGCTGTGATGCTGGAGACCCTCCATGGCATCCAGTTCTTGAGCGTTACGCACAAAATAAATGTTTTGATCGTCAAGTAAGTATTGATGGTGTTATGGCCGCACCGGTCGATTTTGTCACGCTCACGCCAATAGATTTGAGGCCATACGAGGTTCCTGTAAAAAAAGAACATCTTTGTGGATTCGCAGGAAACATTGGTTCTCCTTATCGAAGTCAGTTAGTTCGTAAATTAATGCGTTCGAACGACCTCAAGTTCCTAAAGCGAACACCAACTGCTTCCTACAAAGAATACGTGCATTTCGTTCAAAGTTGCCGTGTTATTTTGAATATCCCAATCACTGGGTCAACTACTATGATGCACGTAAAGGGACGTGTGTTGGAAGCAATTTTCGCAAAATGCGCTTTGATTGAAATGAAAGGCTCTCCTGCATTTAACTGGTTCCCACAGAGTCGTAACAATATATGGGAGTTCGATGATGATAATCTTGATGGTATTTTAAATGGACTTACAGAATCGGAAATTGAATCCCGTTGGGAACCGTTATACAATGAGGCTATTGAAAAATACCATCCACGAAACATATTTCGAGGCATAATGGGTTGATATGAAAGTTCTTGTAACGGGTTGTCAGGGTGCTATGGGCTCATACATGGGAGAATATCTTCGCAGTGTAGACCCAAACATGAAAATTTGGGGAATTGGAAGAAGATCCGAAAAAGGTCATTGGAAATTTAACTTAAAAGTGTTAGACCTTTTGGATGATAAAAAACTATCCAATTTTATTTGTGAACACACGTTTGATCAGATATATCACTTTGCATCTAACCCAGATGTTGCTCTTTCTTTTTTTCATCCCAAAGAATTTTTACATAATAATATTCTGAGCACTGCTAATTTATTTGGTGCAGTGCATGAGCATTCCAAGAATACTCGAATCATACTCGCAAGTACTTCCGAAGTTTACGGTACGTGTTTAAACGGGCAGCCGATAGATGAAGAAGCCCCCTTATCTCCTGCGAATCCATACGCAGTTAGCAAGACATGCCAAGATTTATTGGGCAGAATGTATGTAGAATCAGTTGGAATGGATATCGTACGCATTCGGATGTTCAGTTACTTCAATCCACGAAGAGCAAATATTGTAGCCTCGATGTTTGCACGGAAAATAGCACATATTGAGAGAAATGGTGGCATTCTCACACATGGTAATTTGGCATCTATGCGTACATTCGTCGATATCGACGATGCTTGCAAAGCATACTGGCTTGCAGGGAAGCACGGGCAAATTGGTGAAGCATACAATGTGGGATCAACTGAACCAGTAAGCATTGGAGAAATTTTGACCGCAATGATGAAACAGGCCACTTGTCCAATTGAAGCCCAATTGGATGAACATCTGCTTAGGCCTACTGACCCTATTGCTCAAATACCTATTGTGACCAAGTTTCACAAAGACACTCACTGGGAACCAACCGTCCCCATGGACGTGAGTATCATGAAAACACTAAATTATTGGAGGAAAAAATTCGATGAAGGCTCTCTTTATCACGACGCATACAAATGATGTATACAGTCTGATTAGGGCATGGGAATGCTGGAATGCGGAACCAGCAAGTTGGATTAAGTTTGATTACACTTCCAAAAGATCGCCTGACACTGAAATTATTGCTTCTGCACAGGACATTAAACCGGACATAATATTCTACATAGGGGCGTGTACATTTAAAGGCACTCCTTCGACGGACGCTCTAAAAACATTGCGCAATCTTGCTCCATCTATTCATATTTGTTGCGATGCTGGCGACCCACCGTGGCACGAAATCATTGATAAGTACCGTCGTTTTGAGTGTTTTGACAAGCAAGTGGGTATTGACGGGGTTCAAAGTGCTCCTGTTGATTTGGTCACACTGACACCGGTTGATCCACGACCTTATTCTGGTGTTCCAGTTGATAAAACTATAAAATGTGGATTTTCTGGAGGCATCGGAAAGAGAGGTCTTCGTTATGACCTAGTACAGCAACTTCAATCTTCTGGCATATTATCCTTTAGAAACAGAAATATAAATGGCGGGTACGATGATCATGTTTCGTTTCTTCAGAGTTGTCATGTTGTTCTTAATACTGCGTGGTCAGGAACGGGCAGTGTAAAGCAGGTTAAAGGACGTGTTTTGGAAACTGCGTTTGCTGGAAGTGCATTGCTCGAACATGCAGATGCCCCTACGGTAGATTTGTTCCCACGAAACTCTATCTATACCTACACCAGTGCTAAAGATGCCAAAGAAATTATACGATTTCTGGATACTGGAGATGCACGAATAAAATCTGAAATTTGTTCTGATTTCATCAGAAAAAAATGGAATGCCCCAACAATTTACCGTCAAATTATGGAAGGAGTGATTGATGTGGATACTACCGAGTAGAGGACGACCAGCTAATGTGCAACGATTCATCGACCACTGCTACATATCGAACGGTATGCCCGCGTCGTTGCTACTGTGCATTGATAACGATGATAGTTGTCTCCAACAGTATATCCAATTGAACCTCCCCAATGGATGGCATATCCGTGTCGATGAACGTACAAATTGTAATGAGATATTAAACAAAGTTTTCAATTCCCACAAAAATGAACCTTTCTATGGCATCGTTTCTGATGATGTTGTCCCTGAGTCATCCGGTTGGAACACGCGGTTGGAAGATGTCGCAGGCAACGATGGGTTGGCTTACGGGGACGACGGTATAAATGGCTCCAAGTTGGCTACGCACCCCTGCTTTGGAGGCAATATCATACGCGAACGTGGATACATCGCCCTGCCAGGTTTACAACGTCTTTATGCCGACAATGTTTGGACAACTACTGCTGAAGAAGATGGCGTTCTACGCTACGTCGAGGATGTCAAATTAACACATTACCATTTTTCGAACGGCAAAGCACCTAAGGATGCAACTTACGAGAAAAGACATTGTGTTGCACAAGATAAACAAATTTATAATGAGTGGTTGAACTCAAGAAAGAAATAATATGCACAAACGAGAGCAGTTACCGGCACGTCGTATTGGATACAACCAGACATCCATAGTAGGAGGTGAAAAAATACATCTCAGAACAGGCGAGTATCCTGATGGGCGACTCGGTGAGATATTTGTGTCCTTAAACAAGGACGGTAGCTTCCTTCGTCTAATGATGAATTGCTTCTGCATTGCAGTCTCGTTGGGATTGCAGTATGGTGTCCCATTGGAAGCGTTTGTGGAAAAGTTTTCCGGTCAACGTGGGAAACCCAGTGGGGTTGTGATTGGACATCCTCATATTAAAATGGCTTCATCCCTTTTGGATTTTATTTTTAGAGACTTGGCAATTCATTACCTTGGCAGGAATGATATGGCAAATGTGCCAGTGAATACTGATGATTAAATTCTTTCAATCCATGTATACGATACTTTAACTATCGCCGCCGATCCTGAAGCCACTCTCGCGGTTATAACCCATCGGTCTCCAGGCCGTAGCGGTTCAATCAAGTTTGATAGATCCCTTGCACCCGATCCTTCCTTGCCCAGTTCAAATGTCAGTAACCGTTCACCACCTGCGATGGTGGTTCCAGTACTGCTGTGTCGCATTACTGAGCTACCAGTGTCCACATCAGTTAATGCTGTGGCACCATCAATTCGTGTGGGATTTCTGTATAAAATCAACTCTACTGGTTTTGTGGCCTCACTTGAGAATGAGGTAAAATCTGGATACACACTTATCTTGTTGTGAATACTGTTATAAATTGTCTCATTATGCAGAATTAATAACACATTCTCGGTTGTTCCAATAGTTTTAGAAGAAGAAATTGACCTCCGAATACCTTTTTCTGTTTCCTTCCCCTCAATGAAACCTGCTAAACTACTCGTTTTGAGTGTTATTGCCCCTCCTGAATACCCGGTTAATGTTTTCACCATTGCAGTGCAGTGGAGTGTTGGATTTTTCAAGGAAGGTAGGGTATTACTATTAGAATACTGTTCTCGATGTACTAATTGAAATGCTCCTGTAGCAGGATTTTCTATATAATAACCAATTTCTCCGTATCCCAAGTATTGGAAAGGTATTGCATACACATTACCTTTAATCGGATCTAAGGTCATTTTAGATGGTCCTGTGCCATCCATCTTGTCTACATTCCACTCTGTTTGCGGAGTCCAAAATTCAGTAGGTGCAACGCCAGTAACATCCAACGAAAACGCATTCGCTGTTACCCCCGTTGAACCGCCTGAGAAACTAAATGTGCCCGTCGCATTCTCAGCACGCAGACTGACGAAATTTACTGTAATGTTATCGTCCGTGTGTACTTCCCATCCATTCCCTGCATCGAGGAATGCTTGTGCTTCAGCTACTATTTTTTCAGTTACTTGAGCAATTGTATCTCCAGATGTAACAGCCACATTAACTGCCGTATCATCCAATGTGATTGTAATATTTCCAGTTCCAGTGGCCGCCCCAGTTATTTCTACGGAACGAAATTCTAATGAACCACCGTACCAACGCATAACTCCAAACACCAGTTCCTTAAAGTAGAAGAAATACCCCTCGTCGTCATCTCCTGCTCCTATCAATTGTATACAATTCGCAACACCATTTGTGAAGAGTGCTGTTCCTCTGAATAATGCTCCTTGACCAGGGCCATAACGAATGGTGTCCTTTGTTCGTATCTGAGAAAACGAATTTGCCACTCCTGCCGCCGTAACACTGGCTTGACCACCCGATGCACTTACCGAACTTCCTGACTTATTCGTTAAAGATGACGCAACATCCGAATGAACCATGTCATAGGGGAATTTTAGTTGCACCTGCGGTGTCAGCTCTGCCACTCGTAACTCGCCAAATGCCGTAGTTGGCCCATCTATAGTTACACTGGGTACATGAACGTATCCTTCATGAGTTGTCTTGAGTTGAACCCGACCTGACCCTTCTTCACCGGCCACATCCCCATCAACTAAACTGCCACGCTTCAACGATATGTTTTTATCTGCCATTTTTAGCTTCCCTTTGCCAAGATTTCTTCTCTAATTCGTGTATTCTCGGGCCACGCCGTTCTAATTCTTTTTCTGCTACTGAAATTTTTTCCGTGTTCAATTCCACACGTATTGACAAATCATGAACTTGTTTCAAAGTCCACGCAGGCAGGGCAGTCAACGCCAATACCATAATGATCCCAAGAAGTCTATCCGCTTCAAGATGCCTTTGACTATTATCTTTAGCGTTATCTCCCACATCTTGCGTCCTTTCTTTTTTTAGGATGTCCAATTAACATCGTCTTTATAATTAGATGGAAGTGAAATTTTTAAGGCTTCAGACTTCTGTTTGATGGCATCTACCATTGATTTTTTGGCACGTAAGGTATCCAATGTGGTTTGATCAGCAGTATCCAATGTAATGGATAGGGAAGCTTCAATAGCAGATAACCTTTTATCAAATAGACCAAGTGCACTATTGATCAGGTCAAGCATGTCTCTTGAATCACCAATTAATGCAACACGTCGTTTCTCTTCATCATCTATCAAAGCAGTAGTTACAGCAACTGGGTCGGCGGGATCAGGTGTGTT